CATGAACAAAGTCAAGATTATCATAACTAGCTACTGTACCGATAGCTGTAGCATGGTCAATAGACTGAGCACTAGATTTAGTCTTAGTTGTTGAATTGACAGTTACAGTTCCGAAGAAACAATCGCCTGAGCTAGCTACAATAGTAGCTCCAGCTGTAGTATCTATCATAAACACAAAATCAAAGACCATTCCAGCTTCAGCGGTAGGTAATGTAACTGCAATAGCAGCTGCATTTACAACTATAATCTTTCCTGCATCAGCAGAAGTTAAAGTTGTAGCAGCTGTTAAAGTTCTCACACCTAAGTTTTTCCCGCTTTTAAGTCGGTCTATCTTATCGTCAGCTTTATTTTGTCCATATAAAGGATTTGCCATAATTAGTACCCTCCTTTATGACCAGTAGGCATGGGATTCAGGCATCTGAAACTCCATACCAGCTTCGGTTTGGATTAAGTCAACTCTACGGTCAACACCACTATTTTCTAAGGTTTGAACACCAACATAGATTGATGTGTCTCTATTAAGTCCGTTACCGACCAATGGTCTATAAGCAACGTGCTTCATATTAACAGCTAACATCTTAACTTTAGAACCATCAAGGTGAACATTACGAGTTACGTTCATGTCACCATAAGGGGTACTAATAGTTGTAATATCAGCTCCAAATACCTTCTTCTTACCAGTTAACGCCATATCAGCTCTAAAGTTAGGTGAAATCTCAAGATTATTTGAGAAATAACCACTTAGCTTATGCAACCAATTATAGGTTGAAGTATCCACAAAGAACAATGTTGCGTTAGCATTATTGTATCGTGGGTCTAAGAAGTTACTTAAATCATCTAAGAAATCATCTTGTGTTTTAGTTGCTGTTGACAAGCTAAAGACATTACCATAGCTTGAAATGAAGTCAACTGCTCCTTGTGTATACCACTCAGTACCTGAGTCGTATTGAGAACCAAACAATAAAGATTGTTCAATATCCCATTTGTGTTCTACTAATTTCTCTCGCCATATTCGAGCCCACTCGTTAGGTTCATACTTTAGCACGGTAGCACGAGTTGTGTTATCCATTGCCATCGCTGTTTTCCATATTTGAGTACGACCGTATGCAGTCGAGAAAGGCTGGTCTTTCCATGTTTCAGGATAGCCAGTACCTTGACCATGCGCAGTACCAATCACATAAGACCTAATTGGTTCTAATTGACCCGCTATTGAGCGGTCATATGTTTCGTTAGAACCATTACTTGAACCAGTTTGAAATCCGTTGTCAGCAGAAGAAGCATTGAAAGCGAAAGACGCTAACTCATTTCCTGCACTATCGAATTTAACAATTGGTCCACTAATCTTAACACACTCCATGTTATCATTATCAACACCTCCATTACTGCTAATATCTGAAGTAACTACTGTGCTAATTTTCATAACGTGGTATCCATCAACGGAAGTACCAGTAGTTCCATTCATAACAGGTATTTTCACCAGTTGACCTGGTAAAAAGAATGTAGGTCTTGTTCCGGTTCCACCAACAGTTACCTTATCGCCTGACTGACCATAAACGCTGGAATTATGTCCAGACGCTTTATAATCAGTAGCCATATAAAGAGCAACATTGTGAGCGACAGCAGAAACTGCTGCACCCGCATCAGATTTGTCTAACTCGGAATTATGATACTCAGGTGAGCCATTTGAATCAAATGCCACAACATAAGCGTATCTTTTGTGAGATGAAGGTCTGCGTTCGGTATATTTAAACTCTGGGTCATCTGTTGGTTTCTTCGCAAGTTTAGATACGAAACGAAAGAAAGGGTCCTGAGCTATTGCTAGTTCAGAAACTCTGCTTCCGAAATCATATTGTCTACGAAGTACGCCAGTATCGAGACTTGTCCCTAATCGGGACCCAGCCGCACCTGCGCCTACATCAGCAGTTGATTCCATTGTAAATAAATCAGCCATTTTTTACCTTCTCCTATTTACGATTAAGCGTCTGCTAATGGCTGAAAAAATCAGTTATTAGCCAAACGCGTTGTCCAGTTTCTGGTCAATACCTAGTATAGAATCAAATACTTGGTCATCTTGAGATGTTTCAACTGCCACACTACCTGCTGTAGCTAATGAACGTGGTTGCTCTTGTGTCTTTCTCATCTGTGTAGCAACTTGCTGTCTTGCGTTATCAGCAATATTAGATTCACGTTCTCTTCTTTTCATAAGATAATAAATATCATCCAATTCAAGAGATTTGTTTTTAGCGAAATTAACAAAAGTAGACCATTCATCATCTGTCATGTCTGTCTTCTGTCTAAATGCAGTTTCCCGTGCGAGTCTTTGGTTTTCTGTTTTCTGTTTTCCTAACTCATTGTTAAGTCTACGTTGAACAATACCATCAACTGTAGCCCCAAATACTTTAGCTGAGTCCGAATTAGGGTCAGAAAAAGCGTCATCTGGGTCAAATTGAAAATCTTCAGGAAGTTCCATGTTTTGAGACATACTCTCTGGTGCTTGACCACCGCCCTCAAAATAATTCCGCACATGCTGAATTAAATTAGGGTCTTCTCGCATTGCATCGAGTATCGGCATATATGGTTCTAATTCATTAAGCTTGCCATTAAGACGTTTAGCTTCACGACTAGAATCACTATACCTTTTTTGCAAAGCATCATCACTTTGCTCTTGAACTCCGCTAGGGCTCGCTGGCGTGTTATCGCTTAAATCTTGCGAGGTTGACTGCGAATATTCGCTATCTATAATACCTCCATTAACGCTATTATCTAATTCTGCGAAAAAATCACCAGAATCTATAACATCTGATGTTTCTTTAGAATCAATATTGTCAATAACATTGAGGTCTTGGACTGTACTTTCGGGGGCTCCTTGAGCGTTGCCTACTTGTTCTTGTTCCATATTTTATCCTTTTATTGGTTTTTCTAAGTTAATACAAAAGTAATTATAAAAACAACTAATCTTTTCTGCTTACGCAAGATTTAATTTTGCTGCTCCAAACGTAACCACTTTTACATTTTCTGTTACCACCCTTCTCAGGGTGTTCTTTATTATGCTGAGCCTTACTAATAAGTTTAAGATTAGATTTATTAGTATTTTTTTTGTTACCATCTGAATGGTGAACAACTTGACCAGACTTAGCATTAGCTTTATTACGATAATGTGTTTGACTAGTTCCATCTACCCATCTACCATTTGAGCTTCCACTCCTTGCCATTTTTGGATAAGATTTTTTACGCCAAGCCATTATTCAGTTTCTTCAGGTGATGCATCTTCAGGCATTACACCTTCTTTTAATCCTTGTTTCATTTTTTCAAACTCAGCTTTCATCATACCTCTAAGAAGTTTCTGTTGAGCTTCTGTTTCAAGAACATCTTTTCTAACTTCATTAGATGCTTCTCCAACTTTCATCTTAATACCCGCTTGTACTAATTGACGTTGTAAAGTTTCAATAGTTCCATCTTTATCCTTAACAGCTTCTTGCATTGAAGATAACTGACCTTGGAGTTGTGAATACATTGATTTTCTTTCAATGATTTGTTTCTTATTCCTAATATCAGTTTCACCTATCATAGCTATATCATCAATTAATCCAGATTGGAACCATCTAAAGTATTCTTCTAATAATGCCCATCTATTTATTGGCATTGTTGTTCCAGCTACAATTCTTATATCAAATCTAGCTATTGAGTAGTCTCTATATGTAGCAATAGATTTTCCATAATCATTATATACTGGAATATTAATTCTTACTTCTTTTTCATCATCAGGTATTTGACCTGCCTCAGGTTGTGTAATTCTAAATACTTTTTCAACAGTATAATGTGATTGAGCCAACATTTGAAAACATCTACCTAAATGTTCTAAAGCTGGTTCTACTACACTACCCATCCAAGCTTTGAGTCTTCTTGTACCAAATTCATCATTAGCAAGTAATCCTCTATATGTTTCAGGTTGCTCTTGAGTAAATCCCATCATAGATGAAGGAACACCAGCTATATATTCAGCATCACTTTTACCTTGTTGAGTAATAGTAAAGAAAGCATTATTAATAGGAGCTGGCATTACTGGTGTAGGTGGTGAGAATCCTTGTCTATATTTCAGTAAAGCTCCAGGTGAAGATGAATACTGTTCCCACTCTTCTTCGGGTACAGAACCTTCTTCATACATCCATCTTAAATTAGATGCTAAGTTTGCATTGTGTAACATAATTTGATGAGCTTTGTTAATCTCTTGTTGTTTTCCAATAAGAGGAGTTACAGCACTCATAGGATATGGTGTTCCTGAATATGTGTAAGCAATAGGAATAATAGGATATTCAGAAACAGGAAGCACTCTTTCATATAAGAAAATATCATCACCAACAGTACAAGTTACATGAACTCTATTTTCATAAAATTGTATAGCTTCAACTATTTGGTCTTTCATATCATCACTATTAGAGAGAATCTGATAACTTTCTTCTGTCATTATCTTTTGGTCTATAACAGTTGCTGAGTCTTGAGCTTCTGACATTAGCTGAACTCTTTTTTCTTCTATAGCTTCTTCAGACATTTTATTCGCTCTACCAGCTTCTAATTGAGCTCTCTCTTGTATGATTTCACCAGACTCTAAAGATTGTTGTATACTTAATAATTTTTCTTTTAACTGAACTTGTATTTCTTGTTCAGCTTCTTCCATTTGAGTTTCTACTTTTTCTTTTATAGCTTGCATTTGAACAGGCGATGGTAGGACTTTTATAAATACGTTTCTATAAGCATGTTTCTTTTTAGAATATGTTTCATAGTATGGAATAATATCATCATCTTCACCTTCTATTGTAATACCCATTGTAACATCTTCAGGTTGAATTGATTGATAATCTGTTGAAGGTCTTTGTGAATAACTTACACTATCAGGTTGACCTGAAACTTTTTTTATCTTTCCAGAGAACTCAGGGAATATATTCATTAACTGAGTTTTAGCTACATTCTTTCTTACAGAAATAAAATTAGCATCTCTAAATAAAAAATCTCTACTAGCTGGGTCTACATATACATCATATGGGTCTAGTCTTTTAAATACAACTTCACCCATTCCTCTATCAGCATCTTTATCTACATCAACAAGAAAATATCCAATACCTTTTGTAAGACTATCTAGAACTACTTGACTATAAATTGATTTACCATTAGAATGATACCAACAATAATCTGCTATATCAGAATGAACTTGAGCCGCATCTACATCATCACCAGTTGCTCCTACAGCTTTCCATCTAGGATTATTAGCTGTAACAAAATATTTCATAATTTCTATAATAGGTGTTACTCTATTAATAGTAAATGTAGGCATTCCAGCTTCGTTTAAAGCATCAGTTTCTTCTTTAGTAAGTTGTTCATTTAAATAAAAGTCATATCCTTTTTGACTTAATACATGCCATCTTTGCCTGTGACTATTATTTGCTTTCTCCCAAAGATTTTTATTTTGTTGTGCCCTTTTCTTATTTGTCATTCTAGCCATATTCTTACCTTAAAAACTTCTTTACAACTTCTACAAAATGTTTAGGGTCACCCTTGCCACCCTCTGTATTATAATACTTTTTCCAATAATCAGCTTGACCTTCTATTGTATTAGGCATCCTCTTAGGAACTCTCCAATACTTTATTCTCGCATGAACTATACCAGCTGCAATATTCTTTTCTAGTATTTCTTCCCATAATTTCTCATCATATGTTTGCCAATGCTTTAAATCAACTAATGTTGCTTCAGCACATTTAGCCATTAACTTTGGTCTATGCTTGAGATAATGAATTAAATTATCTACAGCGGAACTGGGCTCTACTTGCCAGAAACTTCTAGCTGGACCATCTCCCATCTGTCTAATATATTCATATCTAGACTCTACAATACCAGTTGCTAAAACTAAATCTACAGCTGAATCACTTGCATACTTATCACCAAGCTTTGAACAAGTATCAGCAACTAGTGTTCTCATTTGACTTATACTTATCATATCAAACTTTTCCTTTCTTATTGAACTTCCAACAGTAGATACCATCAGAAGTAACCAACATATTATTTTTTTTAAAATAGATTATAATTAATTAATTATTATCTACTTTGCAC